CGGGCCTTGGCTATGCCATCACCCGTAAGGCAATCGACGACAACTTGTATAAGTCAGACTTCAACCCAATGAACTTGGGCCTTGCGAAGTCTTTCGCTGACTATTGGGAAATACAGGCGGCGAACATCTTCAACACGGCCGGAACGTTCAACGCCTCTATCGGCGGCGACGGTCAGCCCTTGCTGTCGAACGTCCATCCGCTTACGGAAACCTCGCCGTTTGTCGGCGGCACCTGGTCGAACCGCCCGGCCGTGGACGTGGACTTGAACGAGGCGACTCTTATCGCCGCGTTGAAGGCTATCCGCTCCGGGTTCGTGAACGAAGCGGGCTTGAAGGTTCGCGCCCGTGGCAAGACGCTTTGCATTCCCGTCGCCCTGGAAGACGTCGCTATTCGGCTGATCAAAACCGAGTTGCGGCCCGGAACGGCCGACAATGACGTGAACGCGATTCACTCGCTTTCCGGCGGCTTGCATGACTTCGAAGTATTCGACTACTTCACAAGCAACTTTGCTTGGTTCGTAAAGACTGACGTCGAGGGCCTTATCCATATCGATCGTATTCCCTTCGAACTGGATATGCACGTTGACTTCATGACGGACAACCTTCTGGTGAAGGGTTATCAGAGAGCGGGTTTTTTCTACAATGACCCCAGGTGTCTGTACGGCTCCTTGCCAACGTCTTAAGGGGAACTTGGGATATGGCTAAAACATCTTTCAGCGGCCCGCTGATTGTGTTCGGAAACGAGGCGACGCCCCCAGGCGTCGCCGCCCGCTCCGCCAATCAGAACCCGGACGCCGGGCCTTCCATGTTTTACGCCGGGACGAGCATTCTCGACCCTCGCCCCGCGTATACGTTCTATCCTGGCCAGACTCCGGACTCGCCCACGGTTTTAGGGTGGCTGAGTGCGGATATCATGGCCCTCGACTTCGCTCCGGCGATCGCGGCGACGGCCAATATCGCCGCCTTGCAGGGGAACACGACCGGCGTTCCGCTGACCCTCGCCAGCGTTACGGCGGGTGACATTACCGTGGGCGACACGTTCCGCAATGCGGTGACGTTCGCCACAGTGACCGCCCTCCGGATCGGCGCCAAACCGGCGGGGATTTCTGCGGGCGCCTCGTCCCTCGCCGATATCTGGGATCCCGCCACGATTGGAAGCCGAGCCGTCTCGATCACGTCGGGAACGACGACCCTCGCGGGTATCACCTACACTGTTTCGGGATATGACGTTTACGGCTATCCCCAGACGGAAGCGATCACGGGCCCTGGAGCGGGTTTGACCGTGAACGGAAAGAAGACATGGAAGTGGATTTCGAGCGTTACGCCGAACGGCACTAACGCCGCGACCGTTTCTATCGGAACCGCCGACATTTTCGGCTTTCCGGTTAAAGTCGCCTCGTTCCCGTATGTCACGCTGTACTGGAATAATATTGTCCAGGTTACCGCGCAAGTCACCGCCGCCGACGCGACGACGCCAGCGACGAGCGCAACAGGCGACGTGCGCGGAACATTCACGCCATCGGCGAGCGCCGCCGACGGTACAAAGCGAATGGTCGCGTTCATAACTTTGCCTGTCTCGTCGGTCGCTGTGACGTCCACGGCGGCGCTCATTACGGGCATGTTCGGCGTTACGCCGGCTTAACAGGAGGGCCCTTAAAATGAAGGGACGTAAGCACCACGGCGGCCATCATGCGGAGCATCACGCCGAGCATGAAGGCCACAAGCCGCACCATAGACGGCGCGGCGGCGGCCTTCATGAGCCGAAGGTCGAGGACGCGGGCGGTAACCCGTTCGTCGAGAAGGAAGCCAAAAAGGTCAAGTCGATTGGTAAGATCGGCGGGATCAAGTCGGGCTTCCGAGGCGATCGCAAGCACGGCGGCCGGGCGCATCACCGCGCGGACGGCGGTGACCCGACAGGCGGCGAGAACCCGGCGGAGCGCAAGCGCGGCGGGCGGGCGCATCACCACGAGCACGAAAGCCACGAGGGCGCGGAAGAGCGCAAGCGCGGCGGCGGAGTGCACCACCACGGCGGACATGACGGCCACGGCATGCCGACGGTGCACCATGGCGAGGGCGGCGTAGCGCACCACCACACCCACGCGGGCGGCCATCACCATGGCAAGCACCACGCTTCCGGCGGTTCCGCCGGCGGCGCGGATATGAACCCGTATAGCTCCGCCGGAAAGCAGCTTCGGCGCAAAGGCGGACACTGCGGCTAAAACAAAGCGGCCCGGTCATAACGACCGGGTTCGCTCGTGAGGATTGACCCGACAACGGGGGGATTGATGAGCAGGCTTATTCAGGTAACGGTGGGGCCTCTCGCAACGGCCGCAGCAAACAACATTGCGTTGACGCAAACGCCTCTTGCGGCGGGAAATCTGACCCTGAATGGTGCGCTCGTCGTGGGCGGCGTGGCGGTTCTGGATACTCCACGCCGCATCATCGTTACGAGCGCGGGCAACGATAGCGCCGTGACCTTCACGGCGTATGGAACCGATTGGAGCGGCCAAGCGATTCAGGCTTCTGTCGCGGGCGCGGCAATCGGGGCGGCGGATTTCGGCGTGTCCTTCGCGACGGTCACGCGCATAACGACGAGCGCGGCGACTGCGGCGGCGGTCACCGTGGGGACGAACGGCATCGCGGACTCCCGCCCCATTGCGCTCGACTATTTCGGCTTTGGCCCGACGCTTGTGCACGTCATAGTTTCGGGAACAGTCAATTATACGGTAAGATCGAGCCAGGATAACCCGAACGGTCTTTTCGGTTTCGGTGTGCCTCTCGGCGTGCAGAATATGAGCTGGATTCCCGACACTACGCTAGTGAGCTCGGCAACTTCAGGTCAAACATCTTTCGCGGCTTCTCCCGCGTTCGTTCAGGTAACACTGAATTCCGGTTCTGGTTCGATAAAAGCGACGATATCGCAAAACGCTTCACCTAGTATCTAATGAGGGGGCTATGATAAAGCGGTTTTTTCTATCGGCTTTGGCGCTTGTTTTCGGAGCGTCGTTAGCCAATGCACAAGGCGCTTCATCATGCCGCGTTGTGTCGTCTTGCGCGTCAGCATCATATACAGCGGGAAATCTTAGCGTATGCACGCAAGACTTAACCGGCCAAATGTGTACGGCGGCGGTCGTTTCCGCTACGGCGACAATCGCGCCGTTCACGCCGACAACGCAGGCGACACTGTCGGCGACGACGGTAACGTCTAACGTTGCGCTTCCGGCCGGGACGTCGACTATTTTGTGTAATAGTGGGTCAGTACCCGTATACTATAAATTTGGTACTAACACAGTTACGGCGGCGACAACAGATATCAAGCTCCCGTCTGGCATTTGTATAGCAGATGCGCCCGGCCCCGGAACGTATGTAGCAGGTATTACGGCTTCCGGAACGGCGACAATAGACATTTCAGGGGGCGCGGGACTTCCTGCCTTTGGTACTATCCCTATCTCCGCCGGATCGAACACCAACCTTACCGGAATAAACGGCGTTACGCCGCTTGTCGGCATTGGCGCTTCCGGAACCGGATCGTTACGGGTCACCCTCCCGACAGATGGGCCGACGTTCGGAACGGTTACGCCTGCGGCCGCGCCAACCATCATGCAGCTTACCGGCGGAGTGTACACCGCGACGCCTCCAACCCTTACGGACGGGCAGGCTACGGCCCTCCGTATGGACGCCGACGGAGGGCTTAACGCCTACGCCAGTAATATCTTAACTACTGGAAACATAACAACTCAGAACCTTAATCTAGGCGGCGCGGCTACGGCGGGATCAGCGGTTTCTACTGCTACGGACGGGCGAGGCGTCGGAACTTTACAAGTTACAGGGACATGGACGGGCACGCTTATTATACAGTTAACTGTAGATGGCGCCAATTGGGTAACGGCTGGTGGGTCTCCCTTCCAGAATGATAATACCGGAGTATTCTCCAGCACTATCGCTTCCGGCGCTACGGGAATATGGACTATGGAGGTTGCGGGTCATGCGCAATGGCGCGTAACCGCGTCTTCCGCCGTGACAGGGACGGCCGTAGTATCGATTTTAGCTGCGCAAGGTACTGACCGGGTTAACATAGGAAGCAGCCCAATAGTTACAGCTACGGGCGGAGGATCAGAAGCGTCAGCATCTGCGGGAAACCCTGTTCGGGTTGGCGGGTGGAACGGAACAAGCACTTACACACTGAAAACCGATACATCCGGTCAGCTTCTCATGGGAGCCACGGCCAACGTGATCGGGAAAGTCGGCATAGATCAGACGACGCCAGGGACGACGAACCTCGTCGCGACCAATGCGGATTCATCCGTTGCGCCGGGAACGGCTCCGGCTAAGTCCCTGGTTACCGGAGGCGTCTACAACGCAACGCCGCCGACACTCACCAATGGCCAGACGGCCGCGCATCAGTTGGACGTGGACGGCAGTTTGTACGTCAACACGCGAGACTGGACCGTAGCGGGATCAACGCCGGTTCACTACTTGAGCGCGGCCACGACGAACAGCACAAACGTCAAGGCGACGGCGGGGACTCTGCTCAGTTTGACGGCGGTCAACACAACGGCGACGCTGTACTATCTCAAACTGTATGACAAGGCGACCGCCCCAACCTGCGGAACAGATACGCCGGTTCACACCCTTCCTGTCCCGGCTTCGGCGACAGGCGCCGGGCTGACGGTTAACCCGTTCCCTGGCCTCAACTTCGCTAACGGGATAGGCTTTTGTCTAACGGGCGCCCTTGCAGACGCGGACGCCACTTCGGCCGCGACCGGCGTCGCCATCAATTTGGGGTATAAGTGACATGATGCGCGTCATTGCCTGCATAGTGGCGCTTCTCGCCGTAGCGGCCGGGCAAGCCCTTGGACAGGGAATGTTGCTCGGCGTGGGGCAGAACGCCGGGACGGCTCCAGCGTGGACGCCCGCCAGTTTGACGGCGCCGTTCGTCTGGTATGACCCTTCGGACCTTTCCACCATGTGGCAGGACGCGGCGAAAACAACGCCGGTCACGACGACCGGCCAGAACGTTTGCGCCATCAACGACAAGGGCGCGGGCGGCGTGCACCTGACGCAAGCAACCGCTGCAAACTGTCCAGTGCTGACCGCCGACGGTGGCGGCCGGAAATATCTGGCGTGCAGCGGGACAAAGCTTCTCGTGGGGGGCGTGACAAGCATCGTGCAAAACGCCTCGCTCTTGTTTGCGGGCGCGGCGGTCCAGGCGAGCACGGGCGGCATGATATGGGACGCCCAAACGCCAGCGGGCGGCGAGCTCATAGAGTTTTCGTATTCGAACAACGGCGTAGGGTATGAGTTTTCCGGAAGACGTATAACTGGAGACGCGTTTTCGACTATCGCAGTTGGAGCCGCAGACACAACAATACAATCTTCTATCGGCGTGCACGATTATTCCGGAGCCACGACGACTCTATACAAAAACGGTACGGCTATTGTCGGGCCAACCGCGTCTCAAACGGCGGGACTCACGGCTAACGCAACATCGCCCGCCACGGGCTTGTGTGGTTGGGCGGGGGGCGGCTTTCTCGTTAACGCCAATGTCTATCAAGTTGTTGTCGGGCAAGTTTTATCGTCTGGGGATCGGGCTAATTTAGATACTTTTTTGAGAAGTAAAGTAGGGCTGTAAATAAATATTTTTAGAAAGGGCCTGCGCAGTGTTTACGATCACGATGGCGGAAATATCAGACGTCGCGGGTCATAGCGCTGATGGAATCGTGCGAGGATTAATCGATCAGTCGCTATTTACGGCGATGTACGACAGTATCGAGTCAACCGAAACAGTTTACGCATTTAACTTAGACTTAGCAGGCGGGAACGTAGACTTCACGGACTACACGACCGCCGCGACTTCCGGCGTAGCGAATTCGTTCCTTCCTTGGGGGACGAACGCGACGTTTTCAGTCGGCGACGCGCTTTATCTGGCGTCGGACGAGCCGACGATTGAAATTCGGTTCACGATCAACACGCCCGGCGTATGGGTTGGCGGAGGCTTAGAAGTTCTCGACTCGACCAATGGGACGAGCGCGAACCGCACGCTTACCGGCGTCGTGGACGGATCGAACGGCTTCCGCAACGGGCCCGGAACGTACTCCGTCACCTGGACGGATCCGGCTGTCCCGCGCGTCGCTTGGTCGCCCGTTCCCGGCTTCATTCGGGATCGAAAGTGGATTGTCATTCGGCCGTCCGGGTTTGTCTCGGCGACGACCTCGCCGAAAATGTCCATGACCTACGCCATGGGCGGCGGCGTGGACTTCGAAGACGATACGTCCGTGTGGAATGCGGCCATGTCCAATGGAACGTTTGGTTCCGTTCCGGACGTCGTTTATCAAGTGGATTGTTCCGAGCTCTTCGTTTTCCCGGCCGCCGGGCCCGGAATGGACGTCGAAGTTCACCGCAAGGCGACGAACACCCGAAACGTCATCCTAGAATACTACTCGATCAGCGGGACTTGGCGGCCGTTCACGGGCGTCAACGATCCGTCGAACTGGTTGAAGAATGGTCCGGCAACGCTTTCTGACCCGCCGGAACTCTTCGAAATCCGTTGGAACGAGCCGGCGGATTGGGACTTAATGTCCCTGGTTATCGAGGAAAGCGGAGTCGGCCCGGTCACGCTTATGGGCGCAATCATGCGGGCCCGCGTCACGTCGATAACGACCGTCGCCCAGCAAGTCGCCCCCCTGGCGAGAGGCCGCGCCCGGTCGTTGAACGCCTCCGGAGGCGTCATTCATCTGGCGCCCTCGACCTACACGGCCCTCACGTTCGAAGCGGGCGTTCCGCCGGCGTCGGACACGGTCATTCAGCTTTTGAATATCAACTCGCGGGCGAGCGCGACGGCGACCTTTCCAAGCGGCGTCAAGTCGAGTTGCAGTCTCGCCTTGGAACGATTGGTTCTTTCGCAACCGCTCACGATTGGAGCGGGCGACGCCTTGCTGATCACTTGGCAGTCGGGCGGCGTTCTGCAAAACGTCGAACTCGTGTTGCAGTAAGGGGGCGACCATGGACGCGGGATATTTAGTCGTTTACCGCATGACTCAGACGGAGTTCAATGCGGGCGCGGGTTTGTCGCTGACGGGCGGCTTTATCGAAATTGTCGGAACCGATGGAATCCCCACGGGCCCGATGTATACAACGGGCGTCGCGGGCGCGGCGCCGCAGGCAATAGGCAGTTACACGGTGCGAAGCGCGGGCGAGGCAATCGACGCGTTTAACGTGGTCTATGACGTGGACGGCGTTGTTTGCCGCATCGCGTCGTCTTCAAGTCCATCGACGGCGGAGCAGATACTAGGCCTCGCGTTAAACGCGGCGGCGCCGGGTCAATTGGCGCAGATAATTCGCGATGGCGTGTATTCGGGCTATACCGGATTTAGCGGGGGAACGCTTTTCCTTGGTCTAAACGGTGTAGTGACGCATACGCCCGCGACAACGGGGGTTCATGTTCAAGTCGGAAACGCGATTAACACTATGGTTTCCGACATTGACGTTAAAACTCCTATATATCTGTAAAGGAATGCACAATGGCAGCCGATAGATTTGTT